ACGTAGAGTTGACCTCCGGTGACGTTCGCGGTCGGAGCGGTGCCGTTGGCAATCTGGATGGTCTTGGCAGCGGTGGTTCCGGCAGCGGTCAGACCGACGAGCAAATTCCCACTCGTATCCAGCGTCATCGCTTGGACGAAATTGCACGCAGTACCAACAACACGGGTTCCGTTATCGTAAAACCATTGATGCTGACCAGATGTTTGGACGTATTGGCTCGCCGCCAATGCGTTCTTGTACTTCAAACTGGTGGCATAATAAGCATTTTGCGAAAGACGAACAGCACCATTTGATCCAGACCAGAACGATCCGCCAGAGTTTTCAATAGCTTGAAAACCGGGATCCCACGCACTCGGCGTAACCCCCACGCCGACGTTGCCGGAGGTGTCGATGGTGGCAATCGTAGAAGCTCCAGCACCACCAGCGGATGTAACAGTGCGGAAAATCAGAGACTGACCAGATGACCAGTCGATGTAGCTCGATCCGGCGGAACGGTACAGAGCGAAACGGCCACCAAGAGCGTAGATATCTGAACTGGTATTGATTATACCATTGATATCCAACTTGTACGAAGGACTCGTCCCCACGCCCAAGCCGGTGGAGTTGAGGGTCATGGCGGTGGAGTTGTTTACATAGAATACATGAGGGGAGTTGTTGTATCCACGGTACAGCACTCCGTTAGCATCGGAATCAACTTGAAGCTCAAATGCGTTCGCACCCGATGTGTTCTGCAATCGAAGCGTGGTGATTCCAGCATTCTCAATCTCAAGACCAACACCAGCGGCAAGCGTCGGACTTGCCGTTCCAATGCCCACATTTGTACTCGTCACCGACAGCTTATTCGTCCGCACCGTCAGATCTCCGGTGATGGTGGCGGAGGCGAGCGTGGCGGATGGCGAACAAGCGAGGATGTTGTTGATCGAAATGCGCTTGGTCGTGCCGGATGCCGGTGGCGTTGCTGACACGTCCACAATCGGGATCATGTCGTTTGCCGGATCGGCCGCCGTGAGGTTTGTCAGTTCTGAGATTTTGAGGTCTGCCATATCAGTAAACGGTGAGGATGAGTTTGCCCGAGTCTTCTTGCGTTAGAAAATCAGCACCTTCGGTCAGTAGCGAATCGAACGTCCCGAAGGAAAAGACCAGCCGGTTGCCGCCGATGTTCTCTTCTTGGACCAAATAGTCGCCGTTCTCGCACAGGATGTCCCTGCGCTCGATGGGCGGCTCCGGCATCACGCCGTTGAGCGGCCGTGTCCGGTCGATTGCTAGTCCGAGAGAGATCACGGAGTGCGAGCGAGAAAAGCGATCACGGCGCCCGAGTTGATCTGGAATCCGGTGATGTCACCGGGAAGCACCTGTCCAGTCGGGATGGTCTTCGACAACCACGTCCCGCTGATGTTGGTGCCGGTGATGGACGAGAACACCGTCGGCTCAATCGGCACGAGCGACGACCAGTTGCCGGTCTTTGCGGCGGTATCGGTGACAAGCTGGAACCCCTGTCGGCCCATGCTGTACTCGGTTGCGATGTCTGCTTGGACGGCCATTTTGATCTTTCAGTAAAGGGGGCCCCGGCCGGATTGCCGAGGCCCCCAGGTTTGTTTTCTATCCTTTGCGAATCTTCGGCGCCAGGGCTCCCTGTATCCACAGGATGAGCTTGCCTCCTTCGGGAACGTTCGCGGTGTTGAAGTCTGCGCGTTGGAGACCCGCGTCGACTTCGGGACCGGCGACAATCTTGGTCTTGCCGTTGCGGTCCACCGAGATGGTTGTGGCGATTCTCATGGCGCGGCCGATTAGGCGGTGATGAGAACTTCGGCCTGGGTGGAATCGCCCACGCCGGCGCCGAACATGATGTCGTAGGACGCCATGTGGCTGCGGGTCGCGCGACTGTACCAGACCGACAGCAGGCAGCTCAGGCCGTTATTGGTGGTGACCGTGCGCTGCTCGATGAACTCGCCAGCAACCATGCCGACCGGGAGGCCGGAGGCGATGGCGATGGCATCAGGGCCGCAGACGAAGCCGGCCGCGTTGGTCTCGGCCGAGGTCCAGCGGTTGTTCTCGGCGATGATGTCGAAGCCGAATCGGCCGTTGTTCAGCGCATCCAGGCGTCCATCGGGGAACGTGTTGGCGGCCGAGGAGAACTGCAGCCGGGCGATGTGGCCACCGTCCAGGATCAGGTTCTTCTGCCGATAGTTCTTCGCCGCCGCGAGGATCGGGGGCAGGTCGCTGGTGTCGAAGTTGGCGGCCGTGCCGATGGTGATCGCCGTGCCGTAGTTGGCCGCGGTCATCAGGGCAGTCAGCTTGTCGCTGATGCCATAGGCGAACAGGTCGGCGGAGCCCTGGGCGAGATCGGCCAGAGCAAAGCCCTGGTTGAGCTCCTCCTGAGTCACCGTGAAGTTCTTCGAGATCTGGTCGACCGACACGGTCGTGGCGGCCAGCGTCGAGTCGTTGTTGGTCTCCCAGTTGGTCGGGTTGACCTGGGCGGCCGTGCCGGTCGTGAAGCGCTTCACGCGGACCGTGGCCTTCGGGCGAAGGTTGTCCAGGCCGACGTTGCGGGAGAAGGCGCTCACGAGGGCCAGGCGGGTGGCGGCCACGGTGATGACCGCGTCGGCCAGATAATCGACCACCAGCGTGCTGGTGAAGGTGTTAGCATTCTGCGGGGCATGGATCGAAGCCTGGCGCAGCAGCTCGCTGTGGTTCTGGATCAGGAACTCACGGCGCTTGGCACCGGCCTGCATCTTCTTGTGGGCCTCAAGCAGCGGGTTGCCGAGGTTCTCGATGCGGACCGGGGCGACGGGCTCCGGAGCCGGGGCGGCGGTGGGGGCCTTGGCCGAGATCGCCGCGGCAACAGCCTTGGCAACGATGGCCTCGATGTCGAGGGCGGCGGACGGCGCGGTAGGAGCGGCCGCCACCACGGTGTTATTATCACTCATGTCAGTTTGTGGTGTCTGTGATGTCGGCGCGGTTGTCGCGCCATCGCCGGCGGCGGGAGTGCCGCCGGTCGAAAGTGTGTCGTCGATGGATTCCTCCTCGGCCTCCTCGAGCTCTTCCTGATCGAGCTGAGCGTAAAGGGCCCGGAACCAGTCACGTCCCGCGGCGCCGCCCCATAGGTTGGCGGCCACGTCGGCCGGGCTATCGGGCTCGGCCTCGAGGAAGCGCTCGTTGCGCCCCCACCAGGCATTTGCCTTACGGATCTTCGCCTCTGTGGGCGCCTCGCCGGCCTTGAGACTGTAGGCCTCGCGGATGGTCACAGGCTCGAGGCCTTCGCCACCGAGACCCTGCTCGACCTGCTTGATGCCCTTGTCCAGAGCCGCCCGGACCGCCGGAGGGGCGGTCTTGGTCACGGCCCGCGGATGCCAGCAGGCCGCCATGGCAAGCTGCTCGGTCGAGCGGTCGGCCAGGCCGAAGGTGATTGCCTCGCCGGCGGTAAACCATGTCTCGGCCTTCATGGCCGCGCGGATGGAGTCGGTCGTCCGACCCGTCTTCTTGGCGTAGATGCCGGCCAGCACCTCGGCATGCTGATCGAGGGCGTCGGCCATCTTCCGCATGTCGCCACTCGTCCCGGCCACCATGCCGGACGGATCGTGAATCATGAACAAGGCAGCCTCGGCGATCTCCACGTCGTCGCCCGCCAAGGCGATGATCGAGGCGATGGATGCGGCGATGCCGACCACCCGGGTGGTCACCGGCGCCTGCCGGCCCCGGAGCATATTGTAAATGGCCAGACCGTCCCAGACGTTGCCGCCCGGGCTGTTGATTTCGACCACCAGCGGGCCAGGGCCGACCGATTGCAGGGCATCGGCAAATGCCTTTGCCGACACGCCGCTGCCACCGAACCAGTCCTCGCCGATCTGGTCGAAGATCTGGAGCATGGCAGGCTCGTGGACCGATGCCCGCGGGCTGTAGGAAAGCCAGTTGGTGACCTTAGTCATGTTTCTTCTTCGCCTTCAGTTTGCGCCTTGCCGGCGCCTTGGCAATAACTTGCCCGGGCGGTTCTGCAGGGATCGGCTCCGGCAGCGACTCGCCCGAGGGCGTGTCCTCGACCACCGGAAGCGCCGGCTCCGGGGCGATTGGCAGCTTCTGCGCCACCGAGATCTCGGAGACGTCGATGCCATATTTGCTGGCCAGGTCCCGGATGTGCTTGGCCTGCTGGGCCTTCGCCTCGAGGGCCGAGCGCCAGTCGATGCCGCGGGCCCCATAGATCTCGTCGTAGGTGGTCACGCCGGCCTCCAGCTCGGCGAGCTGGGCCGCGGAGTTGCGCCCGACGTCGACGTTGGGCGCCCGGGGCGCCTGGATCGCCACCTCGTACCAGTCGTCCGGCGAGTCCTGCAGGGTCGGGTCGACGCGGATGGCGTATTCCATCACGTATTCCCAGATTCGCCGCGCGGCCGATGCCATCACCTGGTGGCGGCTGCGGAACCAGACCGATGACATGTCCAGGGCGCCACGGTAGACCGTGCCCTGCATGCCCTCCGGGAAGACCAGGACGTAAGGGATGCCAACGCCGGCGCACACCTTCTCGGTCAAGCTGCGCCAGTATTCCCGCATATTGACGTTGGGGCGGTCCGCCTGGAACTGCTCGAACTCGTCGCCGGACTTCAGCACCTTGACCGTCGATCCAAAGATGTTCTCGTAATAGGTCTGCGCCGTGCCTTGGCTCCCAGCCACGCCGGATCGGAGGCTCGTGGCCTGCACCTCGCCCGAACTCGTCTTGATGATCTGGGCCACCGAGCTGGCCAGCTTGCAGGACTCCATCTCGAGCCGCTGCAGGTCGTCCAGGTCGTGCAGGTCGTTGATGACGCAGGCAACGAAAGGCAGGCCGCGGAGCTGGCCCGCACGCTGGGCCTCGAAGATGTGGATGATCGAGTCCGAGGAGATGGACCGGATGTCGGTCAGTTGCCCTTGCTGCTGCTCCTGGCCGATGAAATAGGCCAGCGCCCGGCCGGTCTTGGGGTCGAATCGGACGCCGTCGAAAATGTCGGCTTGGCTCTCCTGGCCGGTAGGGGTGGCCACCTGCTGAGGCTCGATGAGCTGCAGCCGAGGGCGCCCGGACTCGCCACGGGTCAGCAGGATGAACGATTCGCCATCGTAGAACCAGCCACGGGCCGCCAGCGACATCAAGGTGCCGAACGACTGCCGGGAGCCGATGTCAGGGAAGCGGCACCAGAGATCCCACCAACGCTTGGCCCGCAGGTTCCAGTCCGGATCCGAGCTGGCCGGCTGCACCGAGAAGTTGCTGCCGACCGTGTAGTTCTCGAAAAGGTCGCCGAGGCGGTTCATCACCGCGTTGTTCTGCTCGAAGAATCGGGACTTGCGGACGATCTGCTGCCGGGTCGACGAGGTGACGTCAAACCTCACCGAGGTGTAGGATGTGTCGAGGAACGACCGGCGAATGCTGTTGGTCGCTCCCTCGTATCGGTCGACGGGCGCCGAGCGGAACTTCGACAGGATGTTGGTGATCAGGCCCATCAGGTCATTCCGGTGCGGATGGTTCCCTCCCGGCGGAAGTTGGAGAAGTCGCCGCCATACGAGGTGACGGCGACCAGCACCTCCGCCATCAGCTTGGCGAAGATCTGAGCATCGGTCGGGCTGGAAATGCCGTCCTGGTTGAGCAGTTCAACGGCCAGATCGTAGTCGCCGATCAGCGACTCCCACATCTCGACCATTTCGGACGGTGTCGGGGCGCCCTTGCCGGGCTCGGCAAACTCCACCGACACATCGGAGGAAGACGTCGACCGTACCACCTGCCCGGACTCGATTACCGAGGCCGCGGCGATCACCTTGGCCGTCAGGGCGGCCAGCAGCGTGGCGCCCCCGAGGGCGCTGTAGACGCTGCGGAGATAGGCCCGCTTGATGGCCACGGTGTACGTGAACACGGCGCGGACCATATTGGTGGACCCGCAGAGATCAAGCGCTTGTTGTGGATTCCTGCGGGATCAGGTCGTTCCAGAGCATGACCATGGCGAGCTGCATGATTTCGCAGTCGTGCAAGTGGTCCGGCCACTTCTGGTTCCGCTTGGTCCAGACGTGCTTGATCCGGCCCGCGCGGTTGGCCTGAGGCCGGAGCAGATGGGAGTCGAGGTGCCGCCAGTAAAGGTCGGGCTCAGCCAGATAGGCGCCGTCGACCTGCCATTCGGTCGGCGGCTCCGAGATGCCCCACTCCCTGTCAATGTCTCCCTTCCTAAGCCTGGAAAGCATCTCCCGCAGGTGCTCGGTGTCGAAGACCAGGAGGGGCTGCACGACATCCGTCCGCATCGAGGAGGAAGTCGAGATGCCGAACGGGTGCACCGCCCCGGACTTGGTCGTGAACCGAGCGCCAACCTCACGGCCCTTGAGCGGCATCCAGCCGATGACCATGGGCTTACGGAGCCCGCCCTCCGGCGGGTAGCGCAGCCCGCACGGGAAGGTCACCGGGTTGGAGGTGATCGTAGAATAGCCGGCGCAAGCATCGTAGACCGTCTGGGTGTTGAACCCGGAGTCAATCCCGACATCCATGTCGTGCACCTCGAGCTTCACCTGCACCCGCCGGAGGGCGGCGAAGTCGTCGGCATGGCCGGCGGCCACCAGGGTGCTGTGCCCATCCTTCCATTCCCGGCAAACCCACCAGAGGAACGGCGCCACCGCCTGCACGTCCGCGGTCAGGTAACGGCGCCCGCCGTCCACCCGGACGATCTGAGCGGTCTCGGTCCGGTCCTGCTGGACGTCCTGCTGCTCCCAGGGCTCCGCCAACGTTCCGTTGATGAAGCCCTGGAGGCCGGCCATGGAGGCCTTGGCCTCGAGGAAGGAGACCGCCAGATGCCCCCAGGTGCATTTCCGGTCCGGGCTGTAGAGGCTGGACAGGTGGTAGGACCGGACGCCAGGCAGCGCCCCGCTGTTCTCCGGGATCCATTGCCCGTGGCGCAGGGCGGCCACCTTGTGCGCGTCGGTGATGCGCCCCTGGCAGAGCTGGCAGACGTAGTGGGCCGAGGCCCGGATCTTGGCCAGGTCGGGCTTGCCGTCATCGGTGCGGGTGTCCTCCCAGGTCACCTGCGGCCAGAGCAGCTTGATTGGCTCCTTGCAATGGGGGCACGGGATGTAGAAACGGCGCTGGTCGCCGCGGAGGAAGCGCTGCCAGATCCGGCCCTCGACCACGGTGGGCGTCGAAGTCATGAAGGCCTTCGAGCTGGAGAACGACTTGAGGCGCTGCTCGGCCAGGTCGAGCGCGTCGGCCTCCTTGGCCGTGGCCTCGGCGAACTTGTCCACCTCGTCGGCGATCAGCACCCGCACCGGGCGACTAGCAAGGTTGGCCGGGCTGTTGGATCCGACAAAGGTCAGGGTCGACCGGGTGAAGTTTTGCTCGAGGTTGGTGATTTTATCAGACTCGGCCGGGAAGCACTCGAGCATGGCCGGGCTGTCCTCGAGCATCGGCATCCAGCGGGACTTGGAGAAGCTGCGGGCGAGGTTCTCCGATGGCATCAGCCACAAGGCCGGGCTCGGCTCGTTGGCGATCAGCCAGGCCAGGCCGGCCATCAAAGTCGTGGTCTTCGAGGTCTGCGAGCCCCAGCACAGCGTCACCTCGGAGACCGACGGGTTCTTCCAGTCCTCCATCGGCTCCCGGGTGTAGGGGCGCACCGAGGTGGAGAACGGCCCCGGGTGCTCGGTCTGCCGCGCCGTCAGCTTGAGGTTGGCCTCGGACCATTCGACCACCGTCTGCTGCGGGGTCGGGCGGTAGAGGCTGCGGCGGTAGTCGAGCAGGCTGCGCTGCAGGTCGGTCAGGATCATAGAAGGCGCCCTTCGTGTTGGTTGGAGATTCTGGCCTGGGCGATCTTGTGATAGGCAGGATCCCGTTCGATGCCGATGAATCGAAAGCCGTTCACGGTGGCCGCCTTGCCGGTTGATCCGGATCCCATGAATGGATCCAGCACGGTGCCGCCGGGTGGCGTCACCAGCCGGCAGAGGTAGGCCATCAGGGTGGTCGGCTTGACGGTCGGATGGTTGTTGTCGGACTCCCGGTCGTCCTTGCTCGCCTTCGCGCAATAGAAAAACCGAGCGGCATTGCCCAGCGGTGCGGTGGCTTCGTCGCTGCCGTCGTGGATGAGGTTGGCGGGCCAGCGGCCGACATACTCTTTCGGCTCGCTCTGCGTGCCGCGCCTTGCCTCGGCTGTGCCCGGAGCGCCCAGCGCGTTGCCGTGGCAGGCGGCGAGCGAAGTGAAGGACGCCACGCGCACCTCGTCACCCACCCGGCACCCGTCGATATTCAGCGCCCCCGTGCCATGCTCCAGCACGTTCTCTGCCACGGTGCCGGCCAGCGGCTTCCGGGCCATGGTGATCGGCTCCAGCGCAGGCTTGAGCGCGGTTCCCCAGCCGGACCATTGGCGGGCGGCGTCGGTGGCGGGGGCGGTGATGGGTACAATTTTGTTTTTGTGGCTTTGAATCATTTCCTGATTTCTATCACCTGCCGCAACTGTTCCTCCAAGACTCGACGGTTTGGATCCAATTACATGCCGATTGGCCATGTTTTGGCTTTCGATGCTTCGGACGTTTGTTTCAATTTCCACCCATTCGGGGACGTTCTGGAACAGATGGCGGCATGCTTCCAGGTGCTCCCTTGTCATTATTGCGGGCTGACTTGAAGCGGTGGTGTAATGCCCGCCCATGTTTGTCCCGGTCGCTTCGTCAATCTGTCTTGAGGTGACGCCCTGAGATCGAATCCATGAAGTGAAGCGTAGGCGGCGTTTTTCCTGCTCTTCGCTGGCGTCCATCCGATCAATCGCCTTCGACACGTCTAGTGATTTCGGGAATCCGGAGCCATAAACCCAGGCGATCATGTCCCGGATCTCGAAGCCGGCGTCCTCGATCCTGACAGCCATCCGGTGCTGGGTGCGGGTCCCGGCGAAGGCGAGCAGATGACCGCCGGGCTTCAGCACCCGCAGGCATTGCTGCCAGATGGCCACGCTCGGCACGTCGTAGTCCCAGCGCTTGCCCATGAACGACAGGCCGTAGGGCGGGTCGGTCACGATGCTGTCCACCGAGTTATCGGACAGACCGGCGAGCACCTCGAGGCAGTCGCCCAGGTGGAGCTGGTAGGTCATTTCCATGGATCGGTCTGGTGAAGAGTCTTGAGCGCCACCTCCTGCACCCAGCGGGTGAGCTCCCGCTCGGCATGCTCCGGGTCGTGCGGCGCAATGCGGCCGGAGAGCTGCTTCGGCATCGCCTTGAGCAGCGAGGCCACGGCACCGTCGTGCTCCTGCATCACCCGCTTCACCCAGTCGCCGGAGACC